CTATTCAAGATTCTATCTATGAGATTGTTGGCAAACCAATGGAGATTGCATCCACGAAGCAACTTCAAGAATATTTCTATGATCGTCTACGTATTACTCCTTTTGCTGAAACAGAGACTGGACAGCGTAGTGTCAATGAAAAATCATTGGAGAAGATTAAACATCCTGTTGGCACCAAAGTTGCTGAGTTAGTGTTACGATGGCGTAATCTTAATAAGCTCGCTAGTACGTATCTGGAACCGTATAAAGACTTAAACGGTAGAGTTCATCCGCATTGGAATGCGACAGGTGCTCGTACTGGTAGATTTAGCAGTAGTAGTCCAAACTTGCAGAACATACCTAAGGACGATAAGATTCGACGGATATTTATTCCTGATAATGAGTTTTTTGATTTCGACTTCTCTCAAGTGGAGCTACGTATAGCAGCCGATATTTCTGGACAACGCAATATGATTCAAGCGTTTAAAGAAGATGCTGATATGCATGCTTATACGGCAGCTATGGTATTGGATAAAGGCATAGCCGATGTAACTAAAGAGGAACGGCAGATAGGTAAACATTTAAATTTCAGTGTGATTTATGGTTCGGGAAGTGATGGAATTCAGCAAAAGTTGGGCATGACCAAGGTTCAAGCTGATAAGGTACTCAACTATTTTCATTCAAGTTTTCCACAACTTCGTGCGCAATCTAAATATTTACAAAGACAAGCGGAACGTGACGGCTATGTTCGTACCCTTTTTGGACGTAAGTTGCCTGTGAATCCTGATAAAACGTTTACGGCTGGAAATTATGTAGTGCAAGGTTCTGCTGGTGATATTTTGAAGATTGCATTACTCAAAACTGCTAAGTATGTGGAAAGTGTGGGGGGTAAGATTAGGAATACTGTCCATGATCAAATTCTATTTGATAATGTGGACGAAACTCATGGTGAAGAAATAAGAGAGATTATGCAGGACTTTAAAATGGCTTCGGATATTCCACTTAAGGTAGATTTACAACGGTCTAAAGTATCGTGGGGAGATTTGGTACATGACTAGTATTGATATTAATAGAGTAGTTTCTAGCATTAATAAAGAGCTTAAGACTAATCTAGTGGTGGGGGATGATGATGCCTTGAATACTGTGCGTATTCCTACAGGTATGCCAGCCCTAGATACGATGTTAGGTGGTGGAGTACCTAGACAGGCTGTCACAGAACTCTTTGGTTATCAATCGTCAGGAAAAACGTATATCAGTCAACGTATCATTGCGCATGCCCAGACGTTGGGCTACACTTGTGGTTTTATTGATGCTGAATTCTCTTATGATCCTGAATGGTCAGCTAATATAGGTATCGTAACTAAGGATTTGATAGTATCTCGTCCTGATACGGGAGAACTGGCCTTAGATATTTTACTGGCATTATGTGAACAACGTATAGATTTAGTAGTTCTTGATTCCATAGCCGCTTTATTGCCTACGGCTGAAGCAAAAGAGGGTATGGACCATTTGAGTATTGGTCTACAAGCTAGACTAATGAATCAGTTATTTCGAAAGTTGGGTCCTTCTAATGAAAAAACTGCTGTGATATTGATTAATCAGATTAGGGCGGGTATAGGTGGTTATATTACTCGTGATGCTCTCCCAGGTGGTAAAGGACAGGAGTTTTTCTCTCGTATTATGGTACGTGTGAAAAAAGGTGAGACAATAGGAGATCAAAAGAATCCTCAAGGGTTCTTTATAGAAATGAAGGCGGAGAAAAATAAGACTCATACACCTTTATTAACTTCTAGTGTGCCTTTTTACTATACTGGTTTACCTGATCCCATCTATGAAGCGTTTATGATGGCCTCAGATTTAGGAATCGTTGTTCGCAATGGGCCTCAATATGCTTACCCTGATAAAGAAACTGGTGAAGTACTATATAAAGCACTTGGGCGAGAGAAATTCTTACAATTGATGAAGGATAATGATGGATTACTAACATCCATTGAAACAGAGATAAGGAGTATGGCGTAATGACTACACAATCTTCAGTAGGTACATTAGCTGGTGATTTAGATAGTATCCTTCGTAGTTTTGGTAGCATGCTTGAAGGGGTCTATCATATTGATGAAGAATTAGCTTCGGAAATAGCAGAGAAGTTTTCTAATCGTCTACGTGACGATGCTAGGGCTATATATGCGGAAATGACTGCAGAGATTAGTGAAGGTCTTAAAAAACCTGCTAGGAAGCCTCGTAAGCGTAAGATTAAAACAGAGATGATGGAATCTATAGATGAACCAGACCGTGCTATTGGGCAGGAAGAATTACCAGCTAATGACAATACATTACTACATGCAGAAGATCCGGGTGATGTTGCATTACTGGCAGAAAAGCTACTGAGCAATACACGTGTCACTGACCGTTCTGGTGGGGCTAATACGTCCAATTGGGATACTAATAATCCAACCATGAAGAGAATTGATAAGTAATTGAAATCTGAACCACAAAAGAAAGATACTCCAACGCAGTTCTTAATGGCTTCTTGGGTTAAAGAAGCTGGCTTTGGTAGTATCTTAGAACAAGACTTTGAGCCATATGTCGTAGATATATACATTCCTGATTTGATGTTAGCGTTAGAGATTGATGGCCCATATCATATGACACGTAGAGACGCATATCGGGATGCACATATTCGAACTAATTATAATATTGAGATATGGAGGTATCCGCTAAAGATTGTTAAATCGTCTTTTAAAGCCGAATTTGTTGATAATTTATTAAAATATGCACAGGAGCAAATAAATGCCTAAGCTAAGTCAAGTATTAGAAACTAGAGACAGAACTTTAAATAAACATTGGATAGAATCATCATTTGATGAATATGACTTAACACAACAACGTCCTTCATATAAACGAACTAATTTTAGTCCTTCGCAAGCTCATTTATGTCCACGAGCATTGTATTACTACATGCTAGGATATGATCAAGATCCGATACCTTCGCAGAATCTACGCCGTATGGGTATAGGTACTGTCTTTCATGAATTTATAGAGAAGAAATTAGTAGCAACTGGACTCATGGTATCCTCTGAACAAGAAGTTACGTATGATGACCCACCTATTAGAGGATTCTATGATGCGATCATTAAACGTCCGTCCGATGATAAAGAGATTCTTTTAGAATTAAAGAGTATGGCCGAACCAAAGAATCCGAAATGGCGTGACACACTTCCACGACATGATCATTTGATTCAATGGAATATGTATTCATTAATGACAGATATTAATGAAGGGATTATCTTTTATCTTAATAAAAATAATCAAGAATATATCATCTGTGAGACAGAACGTAATCAATCTATCATTGATACTACATTAGAAAAGTTCCGATTAGTGCAAGAATACCTTGATAAGGGCGAACATTTTCCATATCAACCTGATTGGAATCATGATTGGTGTAACTTTAAAGTTACGTGTGAAAAAGATTATTTTATAAAAGGAATATAACATGGCTAAAGTATCTACATTTTTAACTAAAGCAGCGGAATTACATAACGTTGACACTCGATATCCAGTACCTGACCGGCCTGAGGGTAATCATCATTACACTTTTCCCATTAATGCAGACCGTTTAACTGATGTTGAAATAGATAATTGGCTTTTATTCTTGGGAGCATGGCGAAGTTATCTCAGTTATCAGATATCTCGTTTAGATGGAGAACATTCTATTCTGTCTGAAGGTTATGACTTGCTATTATCGTCTAAAGTTGCCATTCTAGAAAAAGAATCGGAGAAACGTCTTCTGAAGGACTCTTTAAAAGGGCAGGCTCTTGCGGAAGATGATCAATTACAACAACTTAAAATTCGTACTATTGAACTCAATGGTGAACTGAAATTATTGAAAGGTCGTTTAAGTCTTTATGATTCTCAATTTGAGACTATCAGCCGCGTAGTCACACGACGTGGACAAGAACGTTTTAAGATATGAGTATTTTGGGCCTAGACCTCAGTACTTCTAAAATTGCCATTGCAACCCTTTCCTTAGATGGTTATGTTGTGGTAGAATTGACTTCAAAATTGAAGTCATGGGAAGCAAGACTTAAGGAACTGTACTTACAGTTCCTTCCGTGGGTAGCCTCAAATGTTTCTCCAGACGACTTAGTTTGTATTGAGGATATTCCCCTAGTTCAGAACCGGCAGTCCCTGATTAAGTTAGTTCATGTATTAGCCATGTGTCGTGTTGTATTCATGGAACATGACATGGATGTTTTCACAGTCAATGTGAAGACGTGGAAAAAGGATGTCATTGGCGATGGTGGAGCCGATAAGGATAAGGTGAAGGCGATGGCTATTAAAATTTTAGGTAAAGATATTAGTAAACTATCACAAGATGCTATCGATGCATTGATGATAGCTAAATG